CCTATAAATCTAGGTTCCCGAAGGAACCTAGACTAATTTATTGTTTATTAGATAACGTATCCAGAACCGTCTGGAGAGTTATTAATATTTTGTAACCATTTAACTTTAAACGTAGAAGATCCAGTTGATAATGTATCATCAGTTGCTGCTGAGAAAATTACAACTTTATCTCTAAAGATAGGTGAAGTATCACCATTACTTACGTTTAGTTGATTTAGTTTTTGATATGGATAAGCAGTAGTACTTACTAAACCTGTAGCCGTTAATAATAACGGTGAAGGTGTAGAAGAATTACCAATTGCTTTCAAATCAGACAAACCAGCTCCACCAGTATTAGCACCTGCAAAGTAATTATACTCTGTAGAGTTAGCTCCTAAAGTGTTGCCAGGGTTATCTAAAGGCACTTGTCCTAAATTAGACCCAACCATAACATCAAGTCCTGCTGTGTTATAAGCTACATCATTAGAAAGTGTCATTTCAGTTATTCTTGAAAATTTAGGAATAACAATGTTATTTGCTAAGTTAGCTGTAACTGTTGCTGCTGTTTGCGCCAATGGTGTAGAGTTAAAATTTGATCTACATTGCCATGAAATAAAACATCCAAATACTACTCCTGCTTTAACAGCTGCTGCACTTTGAGCACTGAAAGTAATTGAAGTAACTGTTAAATAACTTTGAACAGTTTTAACTGAACCATTATTTCCTCCCGCTGCAATTGTTTCAGATTGAATGTTACCAAATATATCAGTTCCAACAATAATAATACTTTTTCCTGCATCATTACCTGCTGAGTTAATAGATATTTGACCTGCTCCTTTAAAGCCGCCTTTGTTAACTACAGTACCTGAAGTTGCATCTAACACATTTGTGTGTGCTATAATTGTAGATATACCAGTTGCTCCAGTTTGAGCACTTGCAACAATTGAATCATCATTATTATATTCAAAGTCTGCAAAACCGAATTGATAAGTTGCTGCTAATTCAACGAATCCAACATTTCTTACGCCAGAGCCGATGATACCTGTATTACTTGTTTGTATATTTCCAGATGATATTGGTCCAGAAAAGTTTGTTTTTGCCATTTTATATTCCTCCTAGAATACATAAATATAGTCCTCTAGGGATGTCGACTATACGCGTCTATATTTAGTTTTGTTATTAATATGTATAGTGGCTAAAATATATATGATTTTTAAGTGAAGTGCAAGAGATTCTCTAGTGAAGTTGCGATTTCAACGATGTAGCGTTTTGTTAAGTAGCTACGGAAACTTGTGGTGCGGAACCTTCTACTTTAGCAGATAAACTAGCTTCTTTAGCTTCTGCCATTTTGATATGGTTTATAACTTCTCGAACCTTATTATCGATTCTAACCATATCGAGAGTGTATCTATCTTCAGATAGATGTTCCTGCTCCCATTTTAACTCCAATGACCTCTTCTGTTTGTAAAGGTCTTGTAAGTGGCTCATCCTTGATCTCCTCAAATGTTAACCATGTTTTTGTCAAAGAATAAAACTCTGACTTGTCCCAACTTATATCATTTTTTCCTAGTTTGTCAATGATAGCATTTTCTAAAGATATAGCTTCGTCTTTTGCCGTAACTGTAAAATGAGCTGCGTAGCCAGAAGCTCTGATTTTTATTAAAAATTTTTTCATGAGTTTATTAAAGTAAAATTAAAATAAGGCGGTTTTAAGGCCGCCTTATTAAATTATTTATGCTTACGCACCTTCACAACCGAAGATACCTCTATAGTCAGATACGCCAAACACGTATCTTTCTCTAGCTTTGTATCTTACGTTTCCAGTATCAAAGTCCCCTTCCATTGAAGTTGTCAATGGTGTTCTTTGGAACATTTTCATACCGTTAGGTACATCAGTAATGATATACCAACTATCAGCATCAGTTAAAAAGTTATTAACTCTATAACCTTGTGGGATCATTCCCATGCTGTTGATAGCGTTGATGTCGTTATCAGCTGTTCCAGGTCTACCTTGAGATTTCATCAATCTCTCAGCGTTGAACTGGTTAGCAGAAGGAATAATCATTTTTACTCCTTTTGCAGCGATTCTTAAACCTCTTTCATCAGTGAAAGCAGCGATATCAATTAAAGCAGCTTCTAATGAAGTTTCGTTTAAGTCAGCTTGCGTAGTCAAAGTATTCGATACGTTCGTACCACTGATAGTAGTATGAGCTGTATTGAATAAAGATACTCCGTCACCAGAGTTAAACGTGGCTACACCTGGTAGACCGTTGTTCAATGGTTGAGCACCTTTTACTTCTTTAGCGTTCGACATAGATCTTGCAAGAGCTTTTGTGTATCTTGAAGCTAGTCTATCGTAGAGGTTATCTTCGATAGCTTCTTCTGTGATAGCAAATGCTAATGCGATCGTTTCGTTTGTGTAACGTGCAGTGTAAGTTTCTTGAGCTTCATCAAATGCAACCCCTTGACCTTCACCTTTTATTTGCGCGTTAGCGAATCCAGATAACATAACTTCCTCTTCGAAAGCTCTGTCACTTGATTCTGATGTATAAATTTCAGCATGCTGATTTTCATACCTTTTGTACTCCAGGCCAAATAAAGCATTTAAACCTGGTTCTAGTTCTTTAACTAGTTGTGATCGTGATATTGCCATGATTTATATCCTTATATTCCTGTTGCTAACGATCCAACAACGTACTGAGATAGATTTACTTTTACTATCACTGAGCAGAACGCTACTGTTTCATCTTGGTTTTCTGGATCTTCAGCTACTCTTACTACTCTTAATTGCTTAGCAGTAGTCGCTGCAGAGGCTATATCTAGTGTGATACTAGAAGCTCCTGATCCAGCAGTTGAAGAAGCACTTGTTGCATAAGTCAAACCTACTTTAGATTGTCTTAGTGCTACAGTTGTTCCCAACGTTGCATTCGTTGCCATTAGATATTCCTGAAAAGGATCATCGTTGACAAACGCTGTTATTGTTTCGCCGTTTCCTGGTGTTACTTGGGCGTAAAAGTTTTGAAACGTTGGTTTCAAAGTTGTTGGTGCAGTAAAAAATACTCCATTCAAAACTCCAACCATCGCTGTTCCAGCAATTGCAGATACTACGTGTCCACCTGTTGTTGCATTAACATTTACGCTTACGGGATCACCTTGAAATACGGACGTCGCATAGTTAGCCGCGATTTCATATTTAGACTGTCCTTGAATAGAAGGTGTATTACCAACTCTCATTGACGGAATCATACCAAAACCGGCTGCGTTTCTATTTGCCATATTGTTTGTTCTCCATTGTGTTCACAACATCGTTGTGAACTATTGTTATTATTTAAATCGATGATAAATAAATTGCTTTATTTTTTTGTACCACCGAAGCTTACACGAGATTGTCGATCAACATTGATCGGCATACTCTTATGTTGTTCCCTAAGTAGATCGTTCTCAACCGCTTCGTCTTGACCCTCAGTAAGTTTTTTCTGATAGTCTTGTCTTTGCTTTGCGATTTCTTCGGGTATCCTTGCCAACAAAAGGCCGCCTACTCCAATGACCCCAGCGTATTTACCTTCAGCCACTATTGGATAATCTTGATCAGAATATTCATCAGCTCTCACTAATTCGTATCCTTCTCTTAATCGACCGTAAATATTTTTACCGTCGTTGAATCCCATTGATTCAGCTCTTATCCATCTGTGTCTAAAGCCATCTGGCGCTTTTGGTGCATCTAAAGATGACGGTGGCTTGTACGTTTTTGGTCTTTCAGTCTTTGACCTAGTAACAGCCGCACGAGAAGTCGTATTTTCTGTTTTTTTCATATGCTTATGCCTCCTTCGTGAGTTTTAATTGTTTCGCATATTCTTCGAGTGGCACTCCTAATTTTTTAGCTATTGCTACCTGAGAGGAAGTGAGTCTCACAGTTTTGCGTCCGGGTTTAACACTTCTTGTTGCTGAAGCGACCGACTGAACGGCTCTGGACGAATTACTAGTATTACCAAATTTCTGAGGAAAGTCAACTCTAATTCTTTTGTTAACTTCTACATAATATTCATCAGACTTAGGATCATACCCTTCTTTTTCTACTAAATCCTTGTGAATTTCAAAAGCAGTGAAAGTCATAGCTCTATCTTGTCCGAACCATGTATTTTCAGATGCCCATCCTTCCGCTTTGGGATCAGAGATTTCTTGTCTAGGTAGTTCTCTTGGTGTCTGTCGTGGTAAATTTCCACCGTCAGAAAGTTTGACAGGCTCACCCTGATCAAATGTTTCTGCTTGTTTACGTTCTTCCAATTTAGCATTTTCAAAAGCAAGAGTTGCTATTTTTTTATTAGCTTCTACTTGTTCTTGTGCGTTACCGGATTCGATCGCAGCAGCTAATGCTTGTTGTGCCGACTCCATTCCGATTTTGATATTGGACTCAAATCTTTTAGTATAATCTGTATCTAATTTTTTATATCTAGTTTGTTCTTGAGTTCTTTGAGCTTCTAAAGAGGCTGCATATTGTGTAGCGGCTTCTTCTCTACGTTCTGCTTCTCTCATTTTTTTTGTGAGTTTAGCAATACGAGATTGTACACCTTTACTATAGTCAGCTAATTTATCATCTTCTCTTACTGATTCTTCTTTTACTGTTTCTTCTTTTACTGGTTCGTTTGTTTCTTCAGCTACAAGTTCTTCTATAACTGTTCCATCTGGTTTAACTTCTGGTAAATCTACTTCCGTATCTGGAGAAGATGTATCAATGTCAACCATAGGCTCTTTTTTCTTTTCTTCTATTTCTGGCATAGTTCCTTCCTATGTTAATATTTATGCAAGATATCCGTAGGATCCTTGACTGTTGCTAAGACTTCGTCTTCATTGAGGAGTCTTACTTCCCCACCATCTATTTCAATCCTTGAGCCAGCATATCGAGCAAAGACTACCCAATCTCCAACCTTGCACCAAGGACCTTTTGGATAACGATCTTTATCAGCATAACAACCATCTCCCATCGCCAAAACGTTTCCGCATTGAGATGCAACTTGTTGTCTGTCTATTGTTTCGTTACCTAATAGAATTCCACCGTCAGTTTTTTCTTTCATTCTGAAAGGTAAAACTAACATTCTCCAACCGGTAGGTTGAGGAAGTTTTGTAGTTTCTTTTGTAATTTCTTTTATTGGTTCTTCTTTAGATTTTTTTACACCAACTAATTTTTTATTAGGTAGGTGTATTTTTGGTATTTCTGTCGATGTTGACGACAGTTCCGTTTGTGTTTTCATTTTCTTGCTCCTTCTCATTTAGCAGGTTAGAGATTTCCTGTCGCACTGATTCCAATGCATTAATTTGTCCTATTATATACTTATATGTTTCCATCTTGTCAACCCCACCGGATGTGACAGAAAGAGAAAGAGCTTCTATTCTTCTATCTAAAGCTCTATTTAATTTATATATTACTTGTTCTGCATCTATCATTTAACATTTCCACCTTTTTCGTGCCTGACGGATACGAGAATTAGGATCGTTCTTTGTCTTAGCAGAAGAGTTTCTTAATTGTCCTGCACTTCTAGCGCAATACGATTTTCTTCTGTTAGCAGATTTTGATCCAGCTTTCACTTTTCCAGTCACAGCTGTTTTTAATTTAGATCCTGGGTTAGCAGCTCTATAAGCTTTAACACCTTTTGTTGTCATACCTGCACCAGATTTAGTGGGCCTGTAATTAGCGCCTGGACCTTTTGTTGTCTTTCTAATTGCCATTACGCTTTTTTCTTAACGGGCTTCTTAGCTGTCTTAGCAGATTTTACAAATGCTTTTTTTGTAGGTGCACCTTTACTTCCAGGTTTTCTCATAGTCTCACCAGAACCTGCTTTAATTCTTTTTCTTTTTGCTTGTATGTTTGCGTATAGTCCTCGTTTTGCCATGTTATTTCTCCTTTTATT